AACCTTGACGGAGTCTACATTCGTTTCGGTGATCGTCCGAACAACAGGTCCGACAGCGATAGAAACGGGCTGCTCGACGGCAATAACAGTGCCGACAGCGTCGTGCCCTGCAAAAGCTGTGTCGTCAGGCAAGCCAATATGTTCTTCCCACAGGACGCCAGGAAAGTTGTCTTCCCCGAGGTCGTTCTGAAGAGGTGTTTGATCGCGATAGATGCCTTTTGCACCGCCCACAAGACCACCAATCGGACCTTCAGACAGAACGTAAAGAAGCCGCGCCTTGGCGTTCGACTTCAGCGTGTCCGAATAGGATTGCGTCGCGCCGCCACTCTTGCCACCACGACCGACTACACTAGCGTTCATTTCATTCTACCTAATATCAGCGTGATTACCGGAGTGGTATTTTTCGATGGCCGAGGTCGTGTCGGCATCGGCAACAACATCTTCCGCGATGTCTTCTTCAATGATGTCCAGATCGACCGAGATCAGCATGCCTGCGGAGACCACGTTTCCGTAACCAACCGGGATGCCTGATCCTTCACGCGCAACCGGAACAAGAGACGAGAACATATCGCTCCTGTCCTGCTCTTCGGCGTCAAAGGATTGTTCGGGTGCCAGCATGGAAGAGATACCTGCCAGAGCCATGCCAAGACCCAGAGAGCCCATCGCGGCGCCCCATGTCGTCGCGACCCCAAGGCTGGGGGCGATTGCAGTTGCCAGAACACCAACGGTTCCGAAACCCATCGTGAGACCGATAAGCGCAACGCCCAGAACTACCTTCAGAACGCCGCCGTTCTTACTGCCGACCATTTCTGGAACGATATGCAGCGCGCCCTTCCCCAAACGCAGAGACGTCGCCTGATCAAGATCAAGATCGAGACCTGTCTCGACTGATTGACCGCGCACCAGATGCCAATTGCTCTGACAGATGTCCGATGCAAATCCTTTGAAGTTGGCGCAGAGCGCACTGACCGCTTCGGATGCCGTTTGAACATCAAGCTGAAAGACTTCGCCGTATTTCTGGCCAAGCTCGCCGTGTAGATAAACATCACGCATCGGTCGGTCCCTCATATCTCATCCATTTGTGGGCGGCGCGCGCCCAGATACCCGCTGGTTCGCGTCGAGACAGACGACCCGGAAGGTGATGTAAAATCATGCCACCGCCGACCAGAACGCCGCCGTGATTGAGTTTCTCTGAGCGGATGGATGTCAGAAACACGTCACCGGGCTGTGCGTGATCAAGTGCTATCTCACGAAAACCCCACTTCGGCGCATTCTCCGTGTAGAGATCGTAATCCGCTTCCCACCAGCCGTCTTCGCGTGGGCAATCCTTCATAGGAACTGGCGGATAGGGCCATCCCTCGACGCCATGCTCAGACATGCCTTCTTTGCCAAGACGAAATGCGTCGCGGATCAGGGTAAAGCAGTCGGCTGCATAGTGAACAAACTGACGGTTCAGAATAGGCTGCACCGGCAACATGTCGCCCCAGGTCAGCACATCTGAAATGCGCTCATCATCCAGTGCGATCAAACCCCAAGGCAGCCCGGACTTGATCTGGCTTTCTGCGTCCGTAACAGACGGGTGCGTAGGACCGCCGGGATGTGAGTGCAGCACCATCTGAATACGACCGTGATATTTCACCATGATCTCAGCAGGGATGCGAAACGAGCAAAGCTGACACATGCAGTCAGGGTTCTTAGCTTCATGCGTGTCTACGGGGCGCGCTGTGTTCACGCAGGGCACGTATCCGTCATCAACGACGAGCCCACAGCTCTCACGGGGGTATTCATCGCGTGCGTGTCGCTTTGCAGCGTCAAAGGCTTCTTTGAGGTTCATCATATTGACCGCCCCATGCCTGGAAAGCCGCCAAATGGAAGACGCGCACCTACGCCGAAGCGATTTGTGCAGCAGGTCTTGTTACGTGCCGGACGGTCTTTCGACTTGTCAGTGGTCAGTTGATTGAACTCATCCCAGAAAGTGCCCCCTGTGTAAGGGCACTCGGCATTGGTGTAGTCAAAATCAACGCCGTTATAGGCACGGTATTGAAACAGACAGGTGTTGCGCACGGCGGCGCGACCCGGAAGCATAACGCCTTCCTGATCAATCGCCGCGGAAAGCTCCCAGGTGATGCTCTCGGGAAGATCGGCTGACTTGCGCTCGATCTTGAAAATATCCGGCCCAATGAAGGACGTGTCATCTGCCTCGGGCGCCCCATCCAGAAAGCGCGCGAAGGTGCGCACACGGGTCAGCTCGCAACCGTTCAGATCGCCATAGGTGTTTACCGCCGCCTGGATCAAACCGTCGGTGTTTGCCAAGATCAAACTGGGCTGCGGCAATGCCCCAACGCCGGTCGTCTCCATGCCCTCGAAAGAGATGTCGATGGCCGTGTAGGACGTGCCGCCAAAGACGACTGGTCCGTCAACCTCTGCTGACATTGAAAAATGCAAAACAGGTCCACCAACTGACGTGCAGTCGAGCTGGAACAGCTGGATCAGCGCGCTCGGATCGAGCTTCTGAATTTCGGAATTAATATCTGGCATGGCACCCTCTGGATGTCACGGATAATAAGTCACTTGTTACTTATAAGCAAGGGGCATCAAACCTGCAGGTTGAAGCTCTGCCGCAGCTTTGCCGTGAAGCTGAAAGGCGCCGTGCCACTGTCAGACCACTCCTTGCACGTCCATTTCAAAGGCGCGGGGTAGCTGTATGGTTGATACAGGAAAACCTTGTAGCCGCCCTGATCTTCGAAGAACTGGCGCAGCTCTTGAATTTGAACCTCGGTCAGCGCGTCCCACTTCAGAGAAACGACGGCACGAATGTGGTTCAGGCCATTTGGCATGTCCAAGCTGTAACCATCGCCAAAGCCGGATGTGATCAGGTTCACCTCTGGACTGCGCGACCCGCCCGGTGAGGGACGGATCGAAGGATTGAAGGTCGCAAGTGCCATCTCTTATCTCCGGTTCAGGACGTTGCCGGGGCGCATTGCGCTGCGAATTTCGCTTGCCACGGTGCTTTTCATCGACTGTTCGAAATGGATCGCCATGCGCTTGGCCAGATCCTCGTTCTGCTCGTTTGTTCCGGCTGATCCCGCAACACTGATCGGTGCGCTGATCTGGATGCCCTGCGCTGTGAGAGCCCCAACAGGCGCCAGTGCGGACATCTGCTCCTTGGTGAACACACCTTCGCCTTCCATTGCGATAATGGGGCGCTCACGCGGTCCCAGACCCATTCCACCAATGATGTCACCTGAGTGATACCGCGGTGCGCCGGCGAAGATCATCGGAGATGCCATTTTCGTTCTGAGACCCGAAGAGGCACCAACGATACCGCCTGAGTGCTTCATCGGAAACGGCATTTTTCCACCAGCGCCGGCACCGCCCTTGGCACCGCCGAGCTTCGCGCCGACATCGCTTGTCTTGCCGCCTGCGAAGGACGAGAACATCCACTTCACGCCCATATTGACGACATCACTCAGCATACCGTCGATAGCGGACTTCAGATCACCAGTGCCGGTAATCAGACCCGTAACACCACTTGCAAGACTGTCTGTCCACTGGGTCGATTTCTCAACCAACTGACCCTGCAAGTCGCGCCATTCACGCATCTGTCCCGCCAGCGGGTTCAGTGTGGCTTCGTATTTCTGCCGGATCGCTGCTTTCTGCTCCTCGACGAACCGAGTGATCTGAATCTCGGACTCCCCCGCCGCACGCTTCATCTGAACGGTGCGATTGACCATATCCATCTCGCGCTGCATCTCGGTGCGCGCAAGCTGCATCTTGGTCATTGTTGTATCGAGGATCTGACGCCGTGCGAGGTTGGCATCTGCGGTGCGCTCTGCTGCCTCGAGGCGCGTCTGATCCTTCAGCATGTTGGCTTTAGTATCAAGTGCCTGCTTATAGGCGGCACTGTCTTCACCATAAGCGCGTCTGACGTTGTCCAGATATTGATCAAGCTGCTCATTGAGCTTGACCATGTCATTGGTCATACCTTCGTAATCAGGATTTGCAGCGCGCGCCTGTGCTTCCGCCAACTGACGGTTGATGTCGGTGCGCTGCTTCTCAAGCTCAAGTTCTTCGCGTGTGCTGTCGGTGCGCGCCTTGCGCCGACCAGCGGCGTCACGCTCGACATCGTCCAGCTGCTGTGCGGCAGCCAGCAAGTCTTTGTAAATACCGGCGTCAATCGACCGCTCGGAACCCAGCTTACCGGTCTCGATCGCCTCGATCAGCTCACGGTAGTTCGCGCCCAGATTTTCTGTATCCTGTGTCGCGGCTGTCTTTCCGGCTGCCAGTTTGTCGAGATACTCGTTGCGGCTTTGCGCGAACTCTCCTTCGGTGAGGCCGGTATCGACAGTCCTCATTTTGGCAAGCTGTTCGACGTAATTCCGTGTGGCTTCTTCTGCCTGCGCAATCAGGTTTGCGGAGATATTCGTGTCAAAAGGCACAGGTGCGGTCGCAGGAGTGCCCTTGGTCAGCGAATAAGCGTTCGTCGCCGCCTGGCGACGTTTATCCTCATGGGCGTAATCTTTGTGCGGACGCTCGTATTCCTTCATGAACATGGATGCCGCTTCTGCCGGTGAGGCAGCGAGGTCCATACGCGCCAGCAAAGAGGCATATTCTGTGCGCAACTCATGCACAGCAAATTTGACCTGCGCCAGTGGCTCAGCTTCATTCATACCCATTTTACCGGAGAAGTTCTTCAGGTTCGTCCAGCGGCCCTTACCCGGTGTCGGGTCGCGCCATTGCGCCAAACCAAAGGACGTGCCTTTATCTCCGAGCGCCTTGGTGTTGAAATTACTTTCGACCTTGAAGTTACCCGCCATGGCTGCCGCAACTTTATCCGTCAGACCTTCTGCCTTCAGCATTCCGATGATGGTCTGCATGGACTGTTTGCTCTCGCCGGTCATACCTGCGAAATTCGGCGTCAGTCCGCCACTGCCTTCGCCAAAGATCGAGTGCCCACCGAGCATGCCCAATGCCCCGCCCAGGCTTCTAATGGCTGTCTCAACAGTGTTGATACGTCCTACGGTCGCTTCACCAAATGTGTTCTCGCGCATCGCCGTCGCAACACGGTTCAAAGTGTCACCCTGAATGTTCAGAGTTCCGACAATATCCTTGATGACCTTGTTGACGCTGTTTGCTGGGCCCAGACCTGGGTAGAAGCCGCTATCAAGGCGCTGCTGAATCTTATCGACCTCGCTCAGCTCCTGACCGGACGCACGGCGTTCAAGCTCCATACGGCGCTCGATCTGTCTCTGGCGCGTGCGCTCGATGTCTGCCTCGATCGCGGTGCGACCTTCCATCAGCTTGTCGAGAATTTCTTTCTGGCTTACGGCTTCCATCAACTCGTTGTGCAACTTGCGCACCGCATCCGTGCCCTCTTCCAGAGAGCCAAAGTCGCCCCGCTCGATGCGATACATCATCTCGGCAACAGCA